TAACCTAAATGAGTTTGTTTGGCATTTGCGCCTGGTTCCACTCTCAAAAGAACTTAAGCTGCGGCTCGATTTGGTAGTTTTTATAGCCTCTAATATGCAAAAACTACCACTTGAAATATGAAATATAATAACTATATAAATATAACTGATACGCTCATTAGAGGTATCTTTTATAAACTTGCTTAAAAAAGGAGATTAAAATGACAAATCACAAAGCAATTCAATCAATCTTTAGTAACTTACAACCGTTTACCGTGGGGTTTGACGAGATGTTTAACCATCTTGATTACCTACACAATCATATTCCACATATGACAGCGGACAAATATCCACCATACAATATTGTAAAGACAGGTTCTTTATCATATGACATTGAGGTGGCATTAGCTGGATACAGTAAGAAAGATGTATCAGTAAATTACGAGGATAATGTACTTAAAATAGAATCAGTAAAGAGTAAAGAGGAAAAAGAAGTTGAAGACAATGACGGTGTATTACACAAAGGCATTGCTAAAAGAAACTTTATGAAACACTTTACAATTGCTGACGATATGGAAGTTAAGGGTGCTGAATTAAAAGACGGTCTTTTAAAAGTATCTTTAGAGAAGATTGTTCCAGACCACAAGAAAGCTAGAACTATCAATATCAAATAGCATTTTAACTATTGGCGTCCTAGGCTTGACATTAGGACGCCTTTAGTGTATTATGTATAACATGAACAAATGCGGAAGTAGTATAAAAGTAACACACTTGGTTTCCAACCAAGAGAAGATTGGGCAGTACAATCCTTCCGCTCCAATTAATTATGAAACGGAGATTATATAATGAACATAAGTAGTGATACAGTTGCTATTCTGAAAAACTTTTCAGATATTAACCAGAACATCTTGGTTAAGCCAGGCAACCAACTTCAAACTATTTCTACTCTAAAAAATATATTAGCACAGGCTGATGTATCAGAAAAGTTTGACCAAGAGTTTGCTATCTACGATTTACCAGAATTTTTGAGGGCAGTTGACTTGTTTGATAAGTCAGACCTTGCATTTAATGGTGGTCAAAACCTAACCATTAAAGATAGTAATAGTAAATAAGCAATTAAATATTATTTTGCAGACAAATCGGTTGTAGTTGCACCTACTAAAATGATTACCATGCCTGATAAGTATGTAACATTTTCTTTGAAAAAAGATGTCTTTGAAAAATTAATGAAAGGTGTAACAACACTTAATTTACCAGACATTGCTGTAACAGGTGATGGTAAAGAAATTAAATTAGTTGCAACTGATAAGAAAACACCATCATCAAATGACTATTCATTTGTTATCGGCGAAACAGATAAGACCTTTAAGGCTTATTTTAAAACTGAGAACTTTAAAATGATTAGAGATGATTATGATGTTGCCATATCTTCACAAAAGATATCTCACTTTATCAATAGAAACAAACCAATACAGTATTGGATTGCTATTGAACCAGATAGTGAATTTTAAATTATGAACAATGTGAGGATTATATTATGTCAGAATACCTATGGGTTGAAAAATACCGACCAAAAAAGATTAGTGAGTGTATATTAAGTGAAGATATTAAAAAAACATTTACTGAATTTCTAAAACAAAAAGAAATACCTAATCTGTTATTATCTGGTACGCAAGGTACCGGTAAGACTACCGTTGCTCGTGCATTGTGTGAGGAACTTGGTGCAGATTATATTATCATCAACGGTTCAGATGAAGGCCGTCAGATTGATACACTACGAAACAAGATTAAGAACTTTGCTTCTACTGTATCATTAACTGAACAATCAAATCATAAAGTGGTCATAATTGACGAGGCAGACTATATGAATGCCGAATCAGTACAACCTGCTTTGCGTAACTTCATTGAAACATTTTACAAAAATTGTAGATTTATCTTTACTTGTAATTACAAGAACAAGATTTTACCTGCTTTACATAGTAGATGTACCGTTATCGACTTTGCTATCAAGAACGGACAAAAAGTCAAGACAGCACAGGCATTATTAAAAAGACTTGGTAAAGTCCTTGATGATGAGCAAGTTGAATACGATAACAAAGTATTGGCTGAACTAATACAAAAATACTATCCTGATTTCAGACGGACTATCAATGAACTTCAAAGATATTCTGTAAGAGGTAAGATTGATAGTGGTATCTTGTTTAGTTTATCTGAGGCAAATACAAAAGAACTTGTCAAAGTCTTAAAAGAAAAAAGATTTAATGACATGCGTAAATGGGTTATTAACAATCTTGATAAAGAACCATCATCATTGTTTACTACCATATACGAATTGATGTATGTTGCTTTAGAATCGTCTTCTATACCTCAATCAATATTAATCATTGCTGGTTACCAGTACAAGTCTGCTTTTGTGGCAGACCAAGAGATTAATATGGTTGCGTGTTTGACGGAGATTATGGCTAATTGTAAGTTTAAATAGAGGTCTATCATGTATGAATTGAAAGACTATCTAAAAGCTATCAATGAAACTAAAGAACCGTTGCTAGACACAGAGGACAAGGTGTGGGAGAAAAAGTATCCTACATTTATTATTAACAGATGTTTGTCTATGTTCTATGATACTATTATGCATAGTAACGAGATGAACGGATTACATTTCCTACCAAAACGGATGCAATTTCACTATTTTATAAATAGTATCCGAAAGAAGAAGCGATTTGGTGGGAAGTGGCTTTCACAAAAGAAAGTCAAAGACCTTGAAGTAATTAAAGAGTATTATGGCTATAGTAATCAGAAAGCAAAAGAAGCTCTTAACCTACTTTCAGATGACCAAATTGAATTTATAAAAATTGGCCTGAAAAAAGGTGGGAGAAAAAAATGAGTGAAGATACAATAAAATGGTCGCCTAGCGATATGCTAGAGGTTACTATAAAACAACCAGACGACTTCTTAAAAGTCAGAGAAACTTTAACTAGAATTGGTGTTGCAAGTAGAAAAGATAAAACTCTATTTCAGAGTTGTCATATCTTACATAAACAAGGTAAGTATTACATAACACACTTTAAAGAGTTGTTTGCCCTAGATGGTAAGAACTCTAGTTTATCTTTAAATGATATTCAAAGAAGAAATACAATAGCATTATTACTACAAGATTGGAATTTAATTGAGGTTGTACAACCAACCTTAGTAGAAGACAAAGCCCCGTTAAGTCAAATTAAAGTTTTACCATTTAAAGAGAAAAATGAATGGACTTTAGTTGCTAAATATAACATAGGCAAAAAACCAGAAGATAGTAAAAGTGCAAGTACAACCGTTTAAAAATTATCTAAAAGAAGATAAAGGCGATAAAAAGTTTTTGCGTCTGCTTATCATTACAGATGAGCCAGATAATGCAAAAGAATTTCATACTGCCGATAGACTACAAGAAGAATGTAAAAAGTTAAACTATCCGTTTTACCTTTTCAAACTTACTGGTGGTTATACTACACATGAGGACGGTGTTCGTAGATTTCACAACAAAGACGACAAAAAAGGTTTTGAAGTTGGTGCCATGACGGTTGCTATTGTTCGTGGTAGTATTACAAGAAAAGATAGTTGGTTAGATTTAGTTTCTATACTAGAAAGAGCAAACGCAACACTTGTAAATCCTAGAACTACAATTAATATTTGTGCAGACAAATATAGAACGGCATTAAGACTTGCAGATTATGGTTTGACACAACCTATGACCAAGTTAATTAGTGACCCCGAAAAATCTAATGAGCAAGTAGAAGAATCAGGTATTAAGTTTCCTCTGATTATGAAAACACTTAGAGGTAGTAAAGGTGTTGGTGTATTATTTGTTGACAGTCCAAAAGGTTTAGATTCTATTGTACAACTTATACATAAACAAGATGAAGACGCTGACCTATTAATACAAGAATATATCAAAACAGAATATGATGTAAGAGTGCATGTATTAGGTGGTAAAGTGTTGGCCTCTATGGCAAGACCAGTTATTGAAGGAGACTTTAGGTCAAATGTATCGCAAGGTTCTAAACCTAAAAAGATTACATTAACAGAATTAGAAATAGAAGAATGTTTAAAGGCTGCTAAGGCAGTTGGTGG